CTCTTACTACCATCTTTACCATCAAAGACAATAATACAACGAGAAGGTTTTAAGATATCACAAGTATAACGAATAGATTTTAGAAAACCCATCATGCCACCGATGTGTAATCCGTCTTCATTGATGGCAGGATTTACTGCGAATGCTCTAATGAAAGTATTTAATCCATCTATAACCAACACCCTATCATTAAGGTGTGTTACTGATTTGTGTGGTTCGTCTTTGATTTGGTCAAGAAAGGATATAAACTTTTCGTTTAAATCTTTCTTGTTAAAGCTCATCTACTACAGTATCCGTTTCAGTAACATCATCGATACCAAGTTCTTTAGAATCATATTTAAGAATACAAGCTTCACAAATCCTATCATAACAAAACTCTTTCAAATCTGGATTCTCTAACAATAAGTTTTCAAAATCCTTTGATTGAAATTTGTGTTCTTTGATAAGTTCACCAGTTTCTACATCTACGTGTTGTAATGTGTACCAAGCACCACCAACCTTAACTATCTTATGGTCTTTCATTACTGTCAACCAACTACCATAGTCATCTATACCAGTATCAAAGTAAAGTGGAAAGTCAGCAGTCCTCATTGGAGGTCCTAACCTATTCTTAATTACTTGAGCCCGCATCTTAATACCTATTGTATTTTTCTTCGTATCTTTAATCTGACCTGTATTTTTGAGTCTAACTCTAACTGATGAATGAAATGGAAGAGCCTTGCCACCTGAGGTAGTCCAAGGGTCTCCGAACATTACACCCAACTTTGCTCTTAATTGATTTGTAAAAATCAATGCAACTTTTTGTCGAGCTATCATTTGTGTTATTTTTCTCATCGCTTTTGATATGATAATGGCTTTTTGGGTTGCCCAACCAGCTTGATCAAAGTCAGCATCCATCTCTACCTTTGTAGAAGCAGCTGCTAAACTATCAACAAGAATTGTAACTAATCTATCTTTATCCGATTCTCTAATCTTTGTAACAATTGTTTCAATAGTATCAAATATCTCTTCAACCGTTTCAAGGTGAACATATAACATTTTAGTTGTATCTATACCTATCGATTCAAGAAACTCTGGTGATACTGCTGATTCTGTATCTATATAAACAGCTATACCATCTTTTTTCTGTGTTGATGTTAATAGATGAGCCCCGATAAGAGATTTACCACTACCCTCTAAACCATTTAGTTCTGTAATCTTACCTACTGGAACACCAGCATTTGGTTTATTAGCGATAGCTAAATCTAACATAGTTGAACCAGTTGAAATATAATCTGTAATATCGGTTGGGTTGTTACCCTCATCAAGAAAGTAAGCAACCTTTTGGTGTTTAAATTGTTTGTTTAATTCATCGGCTATTACACCAGCCAATTCATCTTTTTGTGTCATAACTTTCTCCTATAATATATGGGTGGGATGGAACGAACTCCCACCCATAAGATTATTTTTGTTTACTGATTAAATAGTTGATCGAATGCATCTTCAACATTTTCTGTTTTTGCTGTTGTAGTAGTTCCCGTATTTGTAGTGGGAGCTGTTGTAGCAGCAACACCATTAGATGTTGTAGTTGTATCTGTTTCATTTTCCGGATTAAGATACACTGCAAGAGCTTCTTTCAAATCATCATAAGATGGTTCTGTATAAAGTTCTGTTAGATTTGGCTGAGCATTAAGCACAGTCTCTAACAATTCTTTATTATCAGTAATTGGAGTTTGATTTGGTTTAACCCGTACAGTAGTTTTACCGTATTGATTACCCGCTTCTGCTGGAGTCTGACGTTCAATTAGAATGTCACGACCATTTACAGGATCTGTAATATCACCATAATCAGGATCTGCAATCACACTTAATAGTTCTTGATATACAGTTTTACCAAATCCCCAAAACTTAACACCTTCAGATTCCTGTCCACGAACAATTACAGGAGCAAAAGTTCTCATTTTAGGTTCGAGCCTTTTACCTTGTATCCATTCATCTTTATCACCTGTTGATTTAAGTTTATCAGCAAACTCTTGAACTGGATCTGGTCGACCAAATGACATTGGTGACATATAAGTTTTGTTTTGTCCTAAATTATAATGGAAGAATAATTCCACAAATGGATTATCTTTATTATGTGTATAAGGAACAACTCTAACTACTTGTTTACCAGGTTCAGGTTTCCAAAAATTACTTGCTGTTGAGGTTGTTGATTGTAACTGATTTAGTTTTGATTTTATAGCATCTAAGTCCATGCTTTTTCTCCTATTGTTTTATTGTTTATCGTTTATTGTTTATGGTTATTCGTATAACCATATAACCTATTCCCTTAATATACATACTTTTTAGTATATAAACCAAGCTTTTTTTTTAATTTATTTTTATAATTTTGTAAATTCTTGTGGGTATCTTATTTAACCCATCCGAATTAGTTACCATAAGAGTATTTTTAAAATTCTCCCAAGGAACTATAAATTTACTATCTACCAACCCGTTATTGAGATTAGCAACTACCTCATTTAATGCATTTATTGTATATAATGTATTGGAATGTTTCTTCCTATGAAGAGATATTGTTCCTTTAACATCGTTGTAATCTGCCCCTTTTTCTAAATCTACATTATATGTACAGATTAACTCATTTATATCTTTTTCATTCTGTAATACATATATCTTACTGAATGCGATTGTATATGCATTTTTGATTTTCTCGATTGTTGTATCGAGATCAGTTTTGGTTGTGAATGTGGCTAGTAGTTGGGTTCTCATTATCCACACTTCCCTTGTAATTGAGTTTCTTTCGCTAAACATCTTTGAAAATCTTTATGAAATGCGACTGAATCTTGCATAGAACCACCAGGACCTGATTTAGAACGAGCAGTTTGAACTCCTATTTGTTTACCATCCCTATCATATATAATAGCCTTTGTTCCGTTATACTCACCCATAGTAATACCTAAATCATCAGTAGCTTTATCACCTTCTTCCATACCTAAACATTTAGACATAGTTCCTTTGTCTGCTACAACTGCACAGTCATAATCTTTTAAATCTGTATCGTCTACTTCTTCATTTGTTATGTTTCCACTTTCATCAAGTTTATACCATTTTTTACCCTTCTTCTGATACATATTACCTTCATTATCTACTTTTAAATCCTTATAAGCATAAGCACCCATTACAGTTTCTGCTTTATCATTTGGAATACCACCCGGATTGTGACCTTCTGCCATATCTAAATGTAATCTTTTAGCCATTCTATCACCAAATGCTTTATCACCGGAACCAGGTTTAATATTATTCATATCTTCTCTTAACCCATTCATTTCTTCTGTTTGTAAATCATAAAAAGATTGCATTTTATCATTATCAAATATAGGGTCTCTAGCAGGTTCTCCAGTTGTAATTTCTTCTTGTCCAACACCATATAATCTTGTAATCATTTGTATATCATCAGCACCCATACCACCCTGTCTTCTTGATTCAGGTGGATTATCCATATCAGTTATATTTTTCATTTCTTGAAGATAAAATTGGTAAGCTTCTATTTCTTGTTCTGGTGTTAGATTTTTAGGGTCATAACCCTTTTCTTTCATAAAGTTTTTAACTCTTGGGTGTCCTGTTAATTTTTTCCAATATTTTAATTGGTCAGCAGCAGTAGTAACTGAATCTTCTACACCTTTTAAACGATTGATTGCTTTTCTTGCTTTTTTTGGATCTTTTGAATCCTCAATCATTTTATCTTGTTGTTCTTGAATATATTCTTTTTGAGCTTGTCTATGTTTACTAATATTCGTTCTTCTGGTTTTACCAACTGCAACTGCTTGTTGTTGTTCTCCCTCATCATAATCAGCTGAAGTTGTTATTTCTCTAATTTCTTTTGCTGGTGAACCATTTGCTATTTGGTCTGCAGAAGTCATTTTATTTGAAGTGTGATACATCATAGCTTCACCTGTTTTCTCATTAACAATACATACCATAGTATCTGTTGGATTCTCTCCGGCGCCACCACCTAAAATAATTTTTTCATAGTCATCAAGTGGTATACCATTTACCTGAGTAATACCTCTATCTCTTAAATTTTGAACAGTAGCTTCTAGTGAAGATTTTGAACCACCGACGTGAGAAGTTTCGGAATTATCCCAACCTAATTCTTCATTGAGTTCTCTAACTTTTTGGTTTTCTCTTTTAGCAGATTGTAACATACCTCTTCTAATTTCTTCTTTACCATTTGTAACATCACCTTTTTTATTATATTTTGGTGGATCTCCAGGGGCCCCATGTTCTTTACCAAGTTCTGATTCACCTAATTTTTTTATTAAACATTGTTCTGCAGCTGCCATATCGTTGTTATTTTCAGCCAAACAACCCATAGCATATCCTACACCTATTTCAGCTACAGCCGAACTTTCTGTACCGGGGGGTGGTTCTTCACCATTCATAGTTTTATTTTTTTCATCACCATCCATTGCATCAATAGATTCTGATGTGACACCTCTTAATGGTTTTGTTTTAGTATCATCTGTTTCTCCTTTTTCTTCAGCGTCACTACCTTTAACATCTTTTGCAACAGAACCCCAAGGTTTACCAGTTCTACCTGAAGCGTCATTCTCTGCATTCTTTACATATGTTCTAACCTTCTCTAAAACTTTTTTTACAACTTTTCTCGGTAATCTTAATTCATTAAGGTATTGTTCAAGTTGAACCACATGATAGGAATTAGATGGGTCAGGCATACCATTATGGACTCTATAAGCCCATTCAGTAAGTATTTTATCTAGTGGATTATTCATTTTCTTTTATCCGGATTATCCAGTTCATCATATATCATACCAACAAATTCTGAGTCGTGTCGTGGTGTGGGGAATGGTTTCACTAATCCAGCATACCCAAACTTATTTTCATCATGAGCCAACGAATTATCAACTACTAACGGCCATACGATTGATCTTAAAAACCATTGATCTGTTCCTTTACAGTTCTTTTTATGTTTTTGGTAATTATTACATAAATCAACCATTTGGGTTATAACCTTATTTTTAGCACCCCAAGTTCCACCTAAAATTTCTATTCCATGCAAACGATGGTCACGCATTATATGAAAATCTTTATCACTTTCCAACCATTCATCTACAGCATCTTTTTCTCTTTGATTAAGTCTGCTATCAGTATCTCTAGATAATACAATTTCAACATCATCATCAGAAGCTGCATAAAATCTCCAAAACATCCCATGCCAATTACCTTCTTCTTCCATCATAATAACTTCTGTATTGGAGAAACTTTGTAATTGGTCAATAATATCAGTTGGAACTGACGTCCCACAATAATATCTACAAACCCAACCAGGATATATTGTTAATGCTAATTCAGCATTCCTAACAGCACCTATAGTATACATCGGGGTTTCACCCCATAAACAAAAACTAATTATTTTTTTCATTTCACTATAACCTATCCGAAATATCGTTCATTTCGCCGTAATTTGAACCCGCTTGGGATTTAACCATATGTCCATTTCTCTCTAATATATTCTTTATTTCTGTCAAAGTGGTAGCTCCATCGTCTTTTGAGAAGTCAAAAAGGAAACTATCGTAACCATACAAAACTAATTTTGTCTTCTTATCTAATAAATATCGTTTTAATTCAATTATCGTCTTTATATTTGATTCAGTTTCATACGCCTGAATCAAGTAGTTGAACAACTTGTTTTTGTTCATATCTGTATAGTTCTTTGATAATAGTTTCCTATTATAAATATCAGTTTTTATGAAATTATGTTGATTATAATACTTCCAAAAAGCGTTGATTTTATCGTATGTTAACCCAAAAAATGTGATATCTTCCCGTGTTTTCTTATCAATCCCACCATATAATTGTCTAAATGACCTCTGTTTTGCTTCATCATATGAACACCCATATTTGTCTGCCAAGTGTTGATGAACTGATTCATTCTCAAATTGATATCCAATTAAGTCACCTATAAGTCGTAAGTGATATGCGTCATAATCATACTCCACTAACATATCATATTCGGGTATGATTGCCTTCCGTTGTTCTGGTTTCATAGCTGCAAAGTTCACATTACCAAATGAATTGGCTGGTCTACCTGTAGATGTCCATAGATTGTATTTTGTATATAACCTACCATTTGATATATGTTTCTTTACTCTCATATCAAATATATCACATACATCATCTGATACCTTTACTCCGTT